TGTCCGTCAAATACACAAATAATTCTAGTAGGATCAATTGTTCTCATTAAGAACCCCAACGATCTCAAGAAACCAACAAGACCACCGATGTGATGGCCTTGGGGATTCATTGATTGTAGCATCGCAAAAGACCTTATAAAGGTATTCATGCTATCTACAATTAAAACATGGTCGTTTAGTTTTCTATCTGGCTTTTGTTCGATTTTATTTAGTATGTCTAAATAATTATTCATCGTTTAATCCAATATCTCTAATATCCTCTCCAACTTCAGCTTCAACAGCTACTTCAAAGTCTGTTGATCCTAAAATACCTGACCAAGTTCCTTTGTATTGGTCTTTATAAGCATCAATAGCTTTCTTTTCGTCTTCGATGAAACCGTGTTGGGTCATTACAATTGCTCCTCTGGATTGAATACCGTTGATGTGATTCTTCTCGACTTGTACTTTAGTCTTTTTAGCAAACTCATACTCCTTACCTTTAGCAATTGCTTTGATTTTTGAAGTACCTGAATTTGTAATATTACCAAATGTTACAATTAAAGTTGCATCATACCACATTGCCATTCCTCCTTTGTTTTGAAGCTTTGGTTGTCCCATTGGATGCTCAGGTTTCATAGTCCATACTTTGTTAATTGCAACTAAAGTATTTGTATACTTGCTTCCCTCTTTTCTTGATAATAGAATCTTTTGATTTAGGTTATTACCAAATTGAGTAGACATTGCTCCTGCATTCCATTCGTTGTTGTTCTTATTTGATCTTACAGATAAGTCACATGGAACAGATCCAACTGAATCCCAGAAGAAGCATAGATCATAAGGAAGGTTTCCTTTCTTTTGTTCATCGATTAAGTCTAGAATATATGCTGCTACATCTTCGATAGTATTTAAACTTCCTCTATCAGCATATAAGAAAAATCCTTGGTAATCAGTAATCTCTCCTGTCTCTTCATCAACTACTTCTTCTACCTCTAGCCCCATAGTCTGTGCATGTGGCCATGACCATTTCATCTCAGTAATAATAAATACTGGTAGAATGCCTGCTTTTTGTGCATTTACAGCAGCTTCAAGTAATAATGTTGTTTTACCAGTATCTGAATGACCTCTTAATAGAGTAATATGTCCTGTTGGAATACCAGGTAATGATACAATGTCTTGAAAAGCTTTTGAAACAGGAATCCAATCCTGAGTCTTAAACTTCACAGATTGTGAACTAAAACCTTTATTCTTTTTAAATTTATCTAAGCTAAAACCGCCTTTGATTATTTCGCTAGCGGTTTTTGGTTCTTTTGTTTTTGCCATTCTTAGTCGAATAAGTCATCAAATTTGTTTACTGTACTTTTTTTACCTTCTGTTGCAGCTTCTAAAGTAAATGGTTTTTCTTCCATTATACCTGTTCCTGGTACAGTTGCTGGAGCTTGATCTATAGTAGTGGTAGGTTCTGATGCTTCAGCAGGTGACTCTACTATTTCTCCTGGGTTTAAGTATCCTTGTAATTGTTTTTTAATATACTCGTAATCAAACTGAGTAAAAGTATCTACTGGGTTTGGTTGTTCTTTTAGCCATAACTCTACTTTTGCATTGTCGTCTGATAATGCTGAGGTTTTAGGTTTGATACGAACTGTAGTGGTTGGGTAAGGGTTACCTGGTGTTTGCTCTACAACCATATCATATCCGTTCATTACGTCTGTGTAATCTCCGATATCTTCATCCTCTGCTAAAGCAAGTAATGCTTTATAGATGTTAGTACCGAATGACCATAAACGTACTCCTTTATCTTCTTCTCCTCTTACAACAACAGGAGCAAAGATTCTAGTTTTAGGAGATAATTTTCCTGATAATGACCAGTTCTCTTTGTCAGAGGTTTTTCTTAATTCTTTTACGAATTCTTCAATCGGATCTTGCTTACCGAAGTTTGATAAAGCAATCATTGGAAATTTTCCGATGTTGTAGTGGAATTTTAATTCCTTGAAAGGAAAGGATGGGTCATATACAGAAGGTACAATTCTAATATTATGTTTCCCGTTTGTTGGTTTCCAGAAGATTTTCTCATAATCTACTTTCTCTCTTTCTTGACCGTTGTTGTTCAGTCCTGCCAATTTGGCTTTGATTTGATCTAAATTCATTTTTTACTCTTTTTTAATTTAACTTTAATTTAACTTGCTCTTTACTTGCTTAATTGTTTTTGCTTTTCTTGCTCTTTCTTTAATTTAATTTATGAATTTTTTTTCTATTCTACAACTATTATTTCCTTTCTTTTTTAAAATTAGTACTCCGTTACTTGACCCTATAAGACAAGGATAGCTACCTTTATGGTAGCTTCCCCTATGTTTTCCTGTATGTTTTATGTAGTTTTTATAACGCTTTTTCTTTATTATAAATAGTGATTTTTTATGGAAACCTTATAATTCTACTATGCGATGCAGCTTGGTATTTACTCTTTTTAACTCTGGGCCTTTTGTTAGAAGAATACAGTTTGCGTAATCTATCCAGTTAATTTTGAAGTTAGTATCTAGAACACCTCCGTTAAGTGATTCAATTAACCTATTTAATGAATTAATTGTATACAACGTATTTGATTCTTTTTTTCTGTGAACTAGAATCGTGTTTGGTAGAAAATTTGATACGTTACCTAAATCTACGTTATAGGTAAAAATGTACTCTTCTTGGCTTTTAGCGTATAATATAAAAATCTTATTATAGATAATTTTATACTTTTCTTGAATAGCATCTAGTGTTACATCTAAAGCATCTTCAGAAGAGAAAGTGCAAAATAATTTATTGGACATGTCTAAGTGGGTGCCTAACTGTTCGATATCGTAATCGAAAGGTTTATAGCTTATATTATCTGTTATCATCTATAAATATGATTTTATTTTATAAAACTAAATTATTACTGTATTTAAACTTTACAGGGTAATTTCCTCCCTGATTCATTATTTTTTCTATAGATTGTAATGTTTCCTTACCGTCCGATTTATCAAAATCAAATACAAAAGCATCAGAGGTTTATATTGCTAATATACTATTCTTATCTTGAAGAAACATAAGCACATCTTTTAATATAAGAATATTTCTTGAAGTTTCCAAGCTCTGCATCATGTAGTTCATAAGCTTCTGAGGATGCATATCTGGAAGGTCTTGTGTAAATCTTTTCCCTGATATTGGATCTTCTACATATCCTTGTTCTTTAAATTGCTTCCAAAGACCGTTTATATAATTTTGAATCTTATCAAAGATTTCTAAAAAAGCATACTCAGGTGGAATCTTTCCGTAAATGGCATGGAAGTTAATTTGCTTGGCTTTTGCATATTCATCTTCAGCTATTTCATCTTTACCGAAGTAAAGTCTAGCCAATTGAATGTGAGCTGATTCGTCTGTTAATGTATAACCAATCTGTTCACATAACAGCCTTAAATGATATCCATCGAAATCAAATTCTACAAAATAATCATTCTGAGGAATAATTGCTTTCCTAAACTCAGGAGCTTTTGGTATTGCTGCAAAATTTACTGAATTAAAAGCATTTGTCGGACGAGAAGTTGTATTGTATAAATTATACGAAGTATATACAACATTATCCTCCATATTAAAGACTGGGTTGTTTGGTTTAAAAAGATCTAAGTACGGTTGATATATAGTTCTCAATCCTGAGTGTTCTATTGCAAAAAATACAGAAGTAGCTGTCTTATTATAAAAATCAAACCCATTTGGTATTGCGTATTGTAATATGCAATCTACTGCTTTATACTCCTCTTCACATTTTTCATATAATTTTGTAATTGGAATTAAAGCATTTACTTCTTTAAAATCTGATAATCTATGATAGAACCAATTATAGGTTGAATTATTTTTACCTAATTCTAATCTATCGTACTTTATCATTGAATGTAGAAGTGATATATCCGTAGCTTCCTTTAATCTAAAGTGGTAGAGTAGTTCTTTCTTATCTAGAGTATATAGGGTAGTATATTCTTTTAATATGTCGTAGACACGGTTTTTATCGACATTAAGACCTTCATCGTGGTTTATAGGAATAATATATCCTTCATCGTGATTTAATGGTCGGAGATAAACTGCTATGGTTTTTGTTAGAATAGGGTGGTAGTTATCG